AAGGCACAGATGTTCAAGCCATATGCGGTGTGGGATTGTATGGTCAGTCACTTCACGCATTGAGAAACAGTATTTGGCCACTGACTCATCCCATCATTGAAGATGGAGCACAGCACTGGCTCAGCTTTGACAGTAATCGACTGGGTGATTGTGCCATTAGTTTTGATCCCACAAAGAATCTTGCCAACTATGGCAATGGTGGTGCTGTGGTCACTGCCAATACCAGCTTGAGAGATTTTGCCCAGGACTGGATTAGCAATGGCAAGTACACAAAGCATGCAGAAATTGGCACCAATAGCAGGATGAGCGAAATTGACTGTGCGCAAATGTTAGTAAAGACTCGTTACATTGACCAGTGGCAGCAACGCAGACGCACCATTACGCAACACTGGATGGAGATGTTGAAACACAAACCTTGGATCACTTGTTTGATTGACAGCGGCAATTTTGATGAGCACTGTTTTCACAAATTTGTGATTCATGTGGACAATCGAGATATCTTGCAACGCAACCTTGCCTTGCGTGGTGTTGAGACTAAAATACACTACCCAACACCCATGCACGAGTTGCCAGCATATCAACACTATCCGTGTCCAGACTTGCTCAGTGCTGGCAGCAGTCTAGCACGTAGATGTTTGAGTTTGCCTATCTACCCTGAACTAACAGACTTGGAAGTTGAGTATGTTATTGATCAGTTGTTAGAGATCGTTTAACGAACGCATACGTGGCCAACCACTCCCACTCATAACTCTTTTTCAGTGCCGCAAAGTCACCGCCAACTGAGTCGTAGTACTCTGCAGCATCCTCTGCACCTTTGCGGCTCCATTCACCCGGTGTGGTATCAACAGTGAGCCAACGATTGAGTCTGTGCTCGCTCTCCACATCAGGTAAACTGACTTTTAGTTTCAGCACTTCGCGGAACGCAGTGCGCCAGCACATCCAATCTGACTCATGATAGTTGGCTGTGCCACAGCAAATAGGCACAACTTCATGCGGTTGATCCAGTGTAAAGTCTAATCCTTCACCAGTGTTCTCCAGCACTAACTTTTTATTGTATGCAATCATGGCCTGGTGTCCATATACCAATCCGTTCACAGGATTGTGTGCATGAAAGATATAGTGCTTGGGTTGTTGCATGCGATCAGGTTGCCAGGTCCAGTCAAAATCTCTAGTCACTTCTAATTTGGCAAACACAGCAAAGAACCAAGGTGTGCCACTGTGTCTAGCAGCCTCTTGATACGCGGCCACACGTCCATTGACACCTGACACATGATGTATGCGATTCTTGTGATTCTGTTCCACATTCCATTTCAAATGTTCAAGGTAAATTTCAGCATTTATTTCACCGTTGGATATAAACACAATGTCCAAGGGAGTGTCTGACAGTACTCGTTGAGTTTTGTCTATGTATGGATAGTCATACAATTGTGTCTTTATATAAGGCACAGCAGTTCTTGGTACCACAACTGTGCCAGCACCTGTGCTGACAGGCACAATTGTTTTGGTTTTTTCACGCCACAATGATACTGTGGCCAAGTTGCCAGTTATATAATCATGGTTGGTGAACGTGGCCAAGGGACCTACCCATTCGGTGTTTTTAACTGCATCTACTTGGCTGTCAGCATCATGCACAATAACTGGCATGTTTCTACGCGGCACACGTACCTCAACAAAATTCACATCATACCATTCCAGCAGTTCTTTCTTTTCGGCACGAGCAGCAAATGTAGGCACATGCATGTAAAAAGTATCGCCAAACTTTTGGTCATTGCTGGGAAACACATGCAACATTGTGGCTTGCCACTGTTCGGGGTGCCAGGAGAAATCAAAGTTGTTGTAATCACAGATGCTGGAGCACACCCAAACAAACTCATGTTCTCCCAATAGATTTTTGGCCAATCTTATTAAGGTATCTCGGTAGTTGTCAAAATATCTCACACGTTTAAAAGTATCGGGTATCTGCCCAGCAAATCCATCCAAATGATCTATTTCCACAATGGATGTGGCTTGAGCCGTATGCTGTACTCTTATTTGATCAACAAATTTTATTTCAGTTGCATTTTCCACAGTGTACTGCGGGCCACCAGTTCGTTGCCATTGTGTGCCAAATTGATATATGAATGGCGGATCTGTGGCATCTGGATGCCAGGTCCAATCAAATGATTCCGCAGCTACGCCCTCGGGACGATACCAGTTTGGATCCACACTGATTTTGATCACGCGAGGTGCATGTTCGTAGCGTATTTCTGTTGCACCCGGTACAGTGTATATGGGCCCGCCGGTGCGCTGCCATTGTGTGCCAAATTGATAAATGTAAGCAGGCGCACCAGGTTCTGGCCGCCAAGACAAGTCAAGTGTTTGAACATCAATGCCCTGAGGAACTGTCCAATTTTCACTACTGGGCCGCAAGGTCACTCTGGGCCAGTTCATGTACTTTATTGGATCACTGTCTTGTACATTGTCAGCACGGTATTGCAAGGTTGGCATGATTTCAGCAGCATGCCATTGATTGCCAAATATGTAAGTCATAGGCGGTTCTCCTGGATCTGGCACCCAGGTAAAATCAAATTCAATGTCTTGGCTGCACAGTTGAGTCCAATTGGATCGATCACTGAACAATTTGGCAGTAGGATAGTGCATAAACTTGCGCTGTGTTGCACCCGGTGTGTGATATTCCACTGTGGGCATGATTTCTGCAGACCACCATTGGTTTCCAAACACATAGATCAAAGCAGGATCTCCTGGATCAGGCTCCCAAGACCAATCAAAGTCACAGTTGTAGTGTTTTAAAAATTTGTCAGGATTGCTTTTTCGTTGTGCCTTGGGGTGATTCATGTACTTGATGTGTACGGCACCTGTGGCTCGATACTGCAATGCTGGACGTTGTTCTGGCGACAGCCATTGATTTCCAAACACATAGATATAGGGAGGATCTTTTGGGTTGGGCCGCCAACTGTAATCAAAGTCTTCAATGTCGTCCAACAATTCAAAATTATCAGGCGCTGCTGCCACAGTGGCCTTGATACGATCCATGTATTTGGTTTCCACTGCACCTGGCACAGCATATATCACTGTGGGCTCAAGCACAGCACGATTCCATTGATTTCCAAACACATAGATCAAAGGTGGATCAAAAGGATTGGGTTCCCAGGAGTGATCAAAATTGTCCACGGTCAGCTTGTGTTGGAACAAACTGGGCTGTGGTAATCTACGTGTTCGATCAGACATGTACTTGACTTCTGTTGCGCCTGGTACCACGTACTTTAAACTGACCTTGTGCTGAGGTGGGTGCCATTGATTGCCCCAGGCATATATGTATGGTGGGTCTTTGGGATTTGGCACCCAGGACCAATCCCATTCACTTTGATCAATATCTTCGCATTCTTGCCAATTGTGTTTGCTCTGGGGCAGTTGTGCTATTGGCCAGTCTAAAAATTTCTGTTGTGTGGCACCAGGCACTGTGTAGGTTACCGTGGGCATGACTGTGCCGGACCAGTGCTGATTGCCAAACACATAGATGAAAGGGGGTTCCCAGGGATGAGGCATCCATGAATAATCAAACTCACATTGGACCAATGTTGTGTAATTTTGTTCATGTGGTCGGACTGGCACCAGTGCAGTGTGATGATAGTACTGTAATGTTTGAGCTTGTGTGGGCACAAGGCATGCACCAAACACGCCATCCCATTGTGATGGCCATGCATGTGTGTATTCAGCTTGCCATGGCACTGGTTCAAAAAGCCAATCCCAGTGAGCATAGTCATATAAGTAATTGATCCACCAGAAATATCTTGTGCCACTCAACTTCTGTGCATGCTCAACGCTGTCAGCTTTACGCTCATGTTCAAACAAGCCTGGTTTTTCCCCTGAATAAAATACGTCAAACATGATTAGAATAGATGAGATTTATGAAAATACAATTTGGCCTTGGTTACAAAAACATCATCTTGGTGTTAGGTTATGGTGGTGTGAACCGTTTGGCCGAACAGATCCTGATAGTTTAGTTAATTATGGCGGTGATGAGCTAACTGATAATAATTATATACTATTATGGGATCAAGAACCTATTGATTTGAGCATACATCAGCCTACATTTGAGTCTGTAATTACTCATAATAAAGATTTGCAAGCAAGATGTGATCGACGCAACAGGCAAAATAAAATAGCAGTTGACGCTGGCTATCAAAAACCGTTGATCACTGATCGTAAAATCGGTGCCATTATCACCAGCGAAAAGAACAGTGAGTACGTACAACAAGTGTGTGATCAATTTGGTTGGCGCCACTATTATTATTTTTTCCATGGATGGGCAGCACTGGACTGGTATCGCGGTTATAACCGAACTTTTTTGATAAAGCCATGGCAACAACGCAATATAAACAAAACATTTTTGGCCCCCAACAGAATTGTAGCCGGGCATAGACTGCACCGGTTGCAAATGTTGTATTGGATTTTCAAATTAGACATGAACAACAATCATATATCATGCCCGCAAATGTGTCCAGCTGAAAATATTTCAATCTTGGATGCTGTACAACCACTCAAGAGCATGTATCCAGATATTGAATCAGTGTTTGCACAACAGACTTTGCCTATGAATTTTGCCAACGAAACTGGGCATCCCATGCAATCATGTTGGTTGGATTTGTTTGATCAATCAGCAGAAAGTTTGTTATACTTGGTTACCGAAACTGTGGCCACTGGTCACAGGCATCACTTGACTGAAAAAACGTTCAAACCCATAGCACTGGGCATGCCATTTATTATAGTAGGCACCCAGGGCAGTTTACGGTATTTGCGCAGTTATGGGTTCAAGACGTTCGGTGACTTGTGGGACGAAAGTTACGATGATGAACCTAATGATAGCCTGCGTATAGAAAAGATTGCACAAGTATTAAAACTACTTGACAGATTGGAAGAGCATCGCCAAGACATATTCGAATCTGCACATGAAATCATTGAGCATAATTGGAATCATTTCTATGGCGGAGGGTTCGAAGCCATATTATGGCAGGAGTTACAGGATATGTTGCATGAATTTGAACTTTAATTTTGTGGTAGATGCCACAGTAAAAGATAGAATATATCCTGCACTAGCACGCCACCAGGCTAGACCTTACACACAGGCCTGGCGTGAGTTTGGCCAACACTGGCCGTACACTACTCCTTTGCGACTGCAAGAATACTGCAATCAACATTCAGTGCCCATAAACATTTTTTCCATACATGATACACTGCCCGAAAATACCTTTTACCCCATTGGCATTGGGTTTTTTGATTTTGACATTGATTATTTTGCGCTGTTGAATAACGACATACAGCAACGTTTACTTCGTAGTGATTTAAGATTGTTGTTCTACTATCACGAAGGTGACAATCCTGCCCGTATCAAGGATCGACTAGACGTATTGGTCAAACAACATTGCCTGCCAGCGGATTGCTATGTGTTTGTCAGTGCAAATTCAGCGGCCGATCAACTGCCTGGATTTGTAACTTTTCATGATTTTGAATTGTGGTACTATCAACGCAATCTTACCTCAGAGCCGTTGCACATACACAATGAACCACGAGAACGTGACTTTACCTGTCTGAGTAGAATGCATAAATCATGGCGTGCCACTGTGATGGCTGACATGTGGCAAAATGGGTTGCTGGACAATTCCTACTGGAGTTATTGTGAATCTGCAGCAGGCACAGATGATGATTGTCCCATTGAAGTAGACATGATTTCTGTGCGCACCAAACTGGAGCAATTTTTGGCAGATGCGCCATACGTCAGCGACGAATTGGATTTTAATCAACGCAATGACCACAGTGTATTGATTCCCAAATATCATGTCAACAGCTATTGCAACATTGTGTTGGAAAGTCAATTTGACGTAGATCAATCCGGTGGATGTTTTATTACCGAAAAAACTTTCAAACCTATCAAACATGGGCAAATGTTTTTTATAGCTGGTGGCACAGGCAGTTTGCAAGTCTTGCGCAATCTTGGGTATCGTGTATTTGACGGCATCTTAGATAATCGTTACGACCAAGAACCCAATCACACTTTTCGATGGATCAAACTATGTGAGTCTATAAAGGCCGCAAAGGAAATGTTGCCAAAACTGTTTGAACAGTGTAGAGCTGACATTGAACACAATCAACAATTATTTCAATCCTCAAAGGCTGGACGTTTAAATAAGCTATTAGAAAGCATAAATGAACAACATTGTTAATTCTTATACCAGCTGGCAACCGCTTGAAGAAGTCATTGTGGGTCGCGCCTACACACCAGACTATTTTGATTTCATAGATAACACACAGGTGCGCAACCAATTGCAACAAATTCTAGCGGAGACTGAAGAAGATTTGAACAATCTTGTCAAAACAATTCAGCAGTTTGGTGCTGTGGTCAAGCGTCCAGACTTGCCCAACAAAGGCAGCTTTATTTGGCATCAAACCGAAGGTGGTGGTGCACCTTTGCCTCCGCTCACCCCGAGAGATTGGCAGATTACCTTGGGTGACAAATTGTTGCGTGTATTGTCCATGTCTGAATTAGATAACATTTGCAAACAATATGGCGATGCAGTAGTTAATCCGCACAAAAGTTCGTGGGATCCAGATTGCATTTTAAATGGAGCATCGGCTTCGTGTATTGTGCGGGTAGGACGGGATATATTTTTTGATAATTCAGATTACCTGCGTCCTGATCAAACTCGTTGGATTGTGGACAATGTGTTAGGACCAGAATATAGAGTACACGAAGCCATCACAGACGGACACGGTGACGCTGTGTTTGCCATTCTCAAGCCAGGTGTGTTGTTGAGCAGCAAACACGATGTGAACTTGAACTTGGCAGCAGATTTTCCAGGCTGGGACGTTTGCAAGATTTGGGATAGTAGTATCTGGGCTGCCATGGAAGTTGGCAAGTTCAAGTATGAACAATCACCGGGTGCTTGGTATGTGCAAGGACAAACACCTACAGCAGAGTTTACAGACTTTGTAAACACATACTTAACCAAGTGGACTGGATTTGTTGCCGAAACTGTGTTTGATGTCAACTGTCTTGTGTTGGATGAGTCACATGTTATATTCAGTGCTTACAACAAAGAAGTGTTTGACTACTGCCGCCGGCACCGAATAGAACCTATCATCTCAGAACTACGACATAGTTATTTCTGGGATGGCGGCATCAGTTGTTGTACCCAAGACATCCGCAGACGCGGCGGCCTGGAAACTTATCTCTAAGGATGGCCATCAACATAAAATCTACTGGCAGTGTCATCAGGTCCTAAAACTGATGTCAATGGTAATTTTCCAAGGCTTCTAGGCCAGGCCACAATACTCATCAACCCACTACTACCAAAAATATTGTCAGTGTTGCCGGCAAAATTAGCAGGATTGTAATTGTTGACCTGAGCCCAATAAAATCTATATCTGTCATCTCCTAATAGCAGATATATTTGTTTAAGGTCTGGGCTTTCATGTGCTTCGTAATAGACCACAGGACAATATTCTTGTATAATTTGTTTGCAACCTTGTAGTACTTGTAATTCGTGTCCCTCTGCATCAATTTTGATAAAATCTGGCAGCATCAATCCAGCAGTATCTAAATCAATGGCAGTGACTGGAATTCCAGCGTTGTCATCAACAACTCTGACAGCCCCAAAATTGCTGACCTGGGCGGGGTCATAGTCTGAGATATAACAGGTTGATCTAGCATTGCTTACAACATACTGTCCTAGAAATACATTATCAAAGTCTTCGGTATTTTTTTCCAGCAGTGCATAGTTATTAGGATGTGGTTCAAATGCATACACACGTTGGGCCCGAGTAGCAAATGCTGTGGTATGATAACCTATGTTGGCTCCCACATCATACACCACCGAACGATCACTTAAAAAACTTAGAATAAAATCAATCTCGCATTGACTGTATTCCCCATAACGTTCAAGGCTGGCACCAATCATTAGATCATTGCTGTTGTACCAGAATTGATCACAGTATCGAGTTTGAGTAGACTTGATCATGACAATACTTTGACACCATATTCATATTCAAAACGATCAGCATCAGCACGATCATTGACCATGGGCTCTCCACGTATGTTCAAACTGGTGTTTAGCAACATGGGGCAACCTGTTTGTGCATACCAGGCTTCCAACAACTGTCTTATTCCTGATCCATCTTTCTCCACCGTTTGTACTCTACTGGTGCCATCAACATGACATATAGCAGGGTAAATATCAGGTTGGCGGCAACGAGCGACTGACTGCATATAATTGTGAGTATGCCAGCCAGGCTCGATGTCAAAGTAATCATCAGCCAGTTCAGCCAATATGACAGGGGCAAAGGGTCTGAACTTTTGTCTGCGTTTGATTTCATTTACTTGGTCCTTGATTTCTGCACCACGGGGGTCTGCAAGTAGGCTTCGGTTGCCCAGTGCTCTTGGACCAAATTCAGCGCGGCCATTGGCAACTCCAACAATGCCAGTGTCAAGTAAACCGCGGACAACATTGTCAACAGGATAAGGGCCAGGGATGTTGTGACCAAGATAAGCATTGCGCCAATGCAGCCTCTTACCATACGCAAGAGCAGCGGCTCCGAGACTTGATCCAGCGTCTCCTGGGTTAGGCATAATCCAGATGTTTTCAAAGTATTTTCCTAGTCGTGTATTGGCCAAACAGTTGAGTGCGACCCCACCTTGATACACAAGATTGGTGCTCCACCCAAAATCTCTAGCCCTACGCATGACATTGCCTATCAAGCGTGTTAACAGTCGTTGAGCACTGGCGGCAATGTCCTCATTGCTGAGGCCGCCCATGAAGTCGTTGCTGACTCCAGCGTGTAAGTTTTGCTCAAACTCTATTTCGTATGGGTCACGAATCAACACTGCTTCCATCACACGATTGTAATGATCATCGCCATATGCACTCATGCCCATGGTGATGTATTCTTCGTCTAGTGGGTGTAGGCCCACACGCTTAGTAATTGCACTATAAAAGAGACCCAGGCTGTGCGGATATCGTTGTCCCCACAGTCGCCGGTATCGTGCTCGTCCTTGTCCATCATATTCTGCTCCCCAGATTGTGATTGTGTCCCACTCGCCTATGGCATCGATCACAACAACTGTGGCACGGTCGTATGGACTTGTCTGAAAGCCGCCGGCAGCGTGTGAGAGATGATGATTAAAACTGTACATCTGTTTGGGTTCAATACGGCCTTGCAGTTGTGATTTTAAAATTTGTTTGACTGTTATTTTGTCCCATTCAATACCTTGCCCAGCATATAATTGTCGGAGTTGTTTGAGCCAAGGACGTTCATAATATGCCACGATATCTGGAGTGCAGGACATTGGTCCATAATCATTGTAATGTATTACATCATCTATTAACCCTGCACATAATTCAGCGTCATTTTTCTTTTTGCTATAACGTTCGCTATGGCCGGCGAACAATATGTGGCCTTGGTTATTGATTACTGTGGCAGCAGCATCATGAAATCCAGCACTGATACCTAGTATATTCATTTGTAAATAAATGGATCTCGTTTGCGAAGTTCTTTTAGTTTTTTACGATAACGTATTTCCAAGGTAATTCTATCCCAAAGTCTGCGTAGCCATTTCATTTTAGTCTCCTTATTTGCTGTTCGGCATAGTCTGCATCGCTCCAGCAATACTCATATGTAGCTTCGGCATCACTGGTGCGAATTTTATACACATCTAGACGATTTGCTAATTGTTGCCAAATTTGATTGTAGTCCAATGTGCCAAATGTTTTAGACAAATTAACTTGTGCTACACGTGGATGCCCGATAGTAAGGCGTTTATCTTCAGGATCAAATCCGTTGTTGATCAACCAGGTTCGAAATTCAGCAATTTTTTTAATTTGCCAGTGGTAGGCACCCGGGTCTCGAGCCCATTCGATATCAAAATCTCCAGCTGCCTCAGTTTGATTACGCAGGCTGGTAGTTGTTAATTCATCTACATTGCGGCCTTCGTCATTGAACACTTCCCAATGCGCTTTACCTACTGCTTTGTTCACACCTACATATACTCCGCCCATTTGACGATTAATTGTGTCTAACCCAAATTGTTCATAATCTTCCACATCTAATTTAAAACGAGGCGCATTGAGCCAGCACATCAACTGACTAGGCCTACGCCATTCTGGTGCTTGAATGATCTTGCGCATGCTGAGCACAAGACTTTCGTATTCGTGACACAACAAGTTTAATTGACGTATATGCCAGCGAATAGTAGTATTAGCCTTAAGCCAAAATTTACTCATGTGTCCTGAGTGCCCTTGTAAATCTTCAAAGTAACGATGTAATCGATTCATTGGTTCATGGTCAACATCCAAATTGTCTTGTATTGTGCCTTCTACGGTGAACAGCTCATTGATGTTATAACCCAAGTTGGCCGAGTTAATTGCCGATATGCTGGCATTGATTTGCCCTACAATATATTCAGCATCTCTTTTGCTTTCGGTCCAGCCCAGCCAGCAGTAGTTCTTTTCCAAATGCAAACCATCCCGGATGATATTGTTCAATGCCGCAAGCCATTTGCGGCTGAAACTGTTGTCTGTCACATCAATGTACAGGGTAAGTGTGTCTGCGCCGCGCAGGTCTATTTCAATTTGATCAAGCAATGTTGTTCCACCATTCTAGCACCGCAGGTCTCTCAGCAAGTATTTGTGCCATAGTAATTTTTTGTGTGCGTATGCTTTCTAATTGTAACACACGTGTCTTGCCTTTTGCAAGACCTTTGGAATACTCGTCAGGCCATTGTTCAGCAAATGTGGGCCTAGTTTTCAGTTGTAACAATACATCACGTAATGCACCGCCCACTTGGGGCACAAGTTCATCAATCCAAGGTTCCAACAAAGATCTAGGCAATGCTAGTGGACTCATCACAATGTCAGGTGAGAATGAGAATATTACCTTAGCAAGGATGTCGACTCCGTGTGTTTGTGCAAGTTGTCTAATGCGTGTAACTTCGAACATTCCGGGCAGAGTGAGCGTAAAGTCAATTCGTACTTGACGTCTGTGACGTTGGATCGCAACTGCTTGACCAAAATGCTCAAGCCAGCGATCGTACTCAAGGCCTGTTCTAATGTATTCACCAATTGCGCCCGTGCCGTCGAGACTTGCACATATCTGCCAATCACGTAGCCCACTGAGAATATCGCGATATAGATTAACACCTCGATAATCCACTCTGGATAAATTTGTATTATATCTAGCATATACTTTTAGTCCGTCCCCTAATTCAACTATGCGTTTCATGTAACGCCAATGCTGTTCGTACATCAAGGGTTCGCCACCTACCCAGTATACTTCTTCAACACGATGCTGTTCCACTGCCGCAGCAAACTCTGCTTCTATCTGACTGTCTTGAAATACAGAAATTTCTTGCCGCACTTCAGGCCTCATCCAAGCATTCTTGGGATTTGACCAGTCAATCATATTGTGTTGTTGCTGTTCTGTTTCCCAACTACTACTCAACATGTCACCGCACATACGGCATTTAAAATTACACAGATTAGAGAACCTGTAATCCCAACTCACTGGCTGCATTGTGGTGCGGCCTGCGGTGTCTGTGGTTTTCCAGATGTCAGGATACTTATGTTTGAACAGTTGCCAAAAATATGTACGGTATACGTCAGTGTTTAATAACTTGTCGTTGCATACTTCGCACTCAGGCAGTGTTTCACCGGACATCATACGACTGCGCACACTCATCATGTGCGGCGAATTCCAATGTTCATCCAGTGTAATAGGAATGTACTTACCAGTGCCTGCAGCGGTGTCTATGTACTGTTTAAAATTCTGTGCAGGCTCACGACTTGCGCAACACATACGTCGTTCTGTCTGTGGACTCAAGTACGTATGCACCCACGGTGCCATGCACAAGCTCATAGTTGCGACTCGATCCAACGATAAGTATTTTCTAATCCTAATTCTAAGCTGTCTGGTGGTGCCCATCCCAGTACTTGTTGGATCAAGGTGTTGTTGCTTGTACGACCCATCACTCCCACAGGTCCAGGTATGTTCATGATGTCTACATTTTTACCGGCTATGTCCGCAATCAAACGCACTAGGTCATTGACTGTGATCATTCTGTCAGACCCTATGTTAATAGGCTGAGAGTAATCACTAGCCATCAGTCTGTGTATGCCTTCGATGCAGTCATCTATGTACGTGAAACTGCGTGTTTGTGTTCCTGGACCCCAGACTTCAACTGTGCCAGAACTTTCGGCCACTTTGCGACACAAAGCAGCAGGAGCCTTTTCTCTACCACCGCGCCAGGTACCTTCAGGTCCAAACACATTGTGCAGTCTAGCAATGCGTACATCTAAGCCGTGGTTTCTGGCAAACGCCTGATACAGTCGTTCGCTGAACAACTTTTCCCAACCATATTCACTGTCAGGATCAGCAGGGTATGCGCTGGCTTCTGTCATCATGGGTGTGTCGGGATCCAGTTGATTGTGTGCAGGGTACATACAAGCACTGCTACTGTAAAAGATCTTGGGAGTCTTTTTAAACGTAATCTCGTGCAGGATGTTCAAATTGATCAAGGCACTGTTGTGCATGATGTCTGCGTCATTGTTGCCCACAAACACAAATCCTGCACCGCCCATGTCAGCAGCCAGTTGATATATTTCATCTGTGTCTGGGGTAATCAATTTGGTAACTTGTCGTTGATTGCGCAGGTCAACTTGATGGAACTCATCTGCTGCGGTTGGGCCAAACTCTGGCAGTTTGAGATCAGCCCCAACCACATAGTTCCCTTGTGCTTTCAAACTACGCACAAGATGACTTCCTATAAATCCGCCGGCTCCGCATACCAATATTTTTTTCATAATGTCTTTTTTATTTCTTCTATGTAATAATCAGCCACCTGTTGGTGTATCTGTCGATCAGTGATGTGATAGTATGGTCGATACTCTCTAGTGACCGTATAGTCCCACAAATTAATACTGCTTCGCCAGTGGTTGAATTTTGCAAAATAATTAGTTGCCATAGGATGAAAGTTTGCATGTTCAAACCCACCTTGCGAAAAACAAAATGGTATGCCGCTGCCAACTAGTTTTTGCAAAGTGTGTTCAACAGTGATTGTATTTTGATAAATTGCCAATTTGAGATCAAAAAATTCAGTGTAGTAGTCTCGGAGTATCTGCAGTTGTGATTTTGAAAACGGTGTGGTTTCTGTGTTAGCAGTGTGATAACTGAACGGAACATACTTGCCGTTGTGTAATTTTTCACCTCTGGTGACCGAAGTAAATTGTACAACGACAAAGTTTGCGTTGGCTGCAATGGCCTTATCTACTTGTTGAGCTATTAACAAATTGGTGGCAGCTATTTGACAAAGATTGCTAGTTGAGAATTGGCTGGCAACAATGTCTGCCCAGCAGTTTCCATACTCAGCATCACTTACGCCAAAACTGTCTCCGCAAATGTATATCAACTCAAAAACTCCTCAATATCATTTATAATTTCTTCTGCAAATTGTTTTTTAATATACTCTAGATCAAAAAATCTTGCATTGTTATGCGCAAGTTTTTGTTGAGTTAATTTATCCCATCCTTGTGATTGACGATTATGAGTATGGACTACATCTCGAACCAGATCAAACACTGCTCGTTGTCGATCTTGATCTGATGGCACAGCGTCATATGCTTCGCTCCATAGGTTTTCAAAAGTTTCAAATCCTTGTGCATGCAAAAATTTCAGTGTGTTGACACTGCCGCACACAATCATGGGATGCCAATAGGCCAAGGGTTTGTAACTCTTTTCAGATATTTCAGTTTGATAATTTGGGTATCCAGGACTAGCAAAATACCAATCACTGCGCATGTAACTTTCTACTACCAAACTCCAACATGTACTGTTATACCAATCAGGATTCATGTAAAATTCCCAGAATACAGACGTGGCTCGTTCTTGATCATCTTGTATAGATCGTCCACGGTCAACATAACTCCATCGAGCATGAGCCAGTTGGGGTGCAAGGTCAGAAGCCACAGCATCTCTATGATCTCTAACTTTGTTCATTAAACACAAAAAATCATGTGTGTAATTGATTTTGGGTTGATACTGACTATACCCATTGTGATCTGCCAGCAAAGCGGTGTGGTACCATAACCAATTTTTGCATCTGAGATCCAATTTGGTATTGTGCAATAGAAAACTACCACACTCAACATCACTGTCCCATAAATGATTGATTACAATTGAATGTCCAGCATCTTCCAGGGGCTTGTACCAAGGATCTGTTAGGAAGTCTTGTTGAAATGTACTGACCACAAAATCTGTAGGATCATATGTTTTAGCAGGATCAAACTCAACCATGTCATAATGCAGCTCTATCAATGGACGAATAACGCCATCGTTGAAATTCACATAGTCAGCATCGCGATAAATTAGTTTACGTTTTGGCATAGTCTATTAGAGCAGCTAGTTCAGGTTCGACATCATGTAAATTTTGATTGCGTTTGCGATCCAAGTCTGCAATTTTCATACGCAACATGAATCCATCAGTGGAAGCACCTGTGTTCATAAAATCTATAATATGATCAAACTCCTCACGATACTGGGGAGGTACATCTGCTGAACGTAAGTGTTCTGTAATGCTGGCCTTGGCAGTGTCTGGTAGTGTAGCAATACTAAAGTACCATGCATCGTGCATCATGTTCCAATACACAAAGTCAAACTTTTGTAATGCTATCCAGTGCGCCAACTCATCAATATAGCGTACATTGAACACGTTCACAGTGCTACAACATTGTAACTGCAGGTTGGTCATTTGAGTTTTTAGATACTGAAAACTTGTGATGTTGTCTAGTACTGCTGTCCAGTCTGCATTGGTGCGTTGATATTCAAATCTCTTGCCCACGTCATCAATGCTAAATGCAATTTCAACTGTTTTAAAATGCCGCCATATTGCTTCGCCACGTGCAGGATACTGTGTACCATTGGTGTTGTAATGTATTTCCACTTGGTGCGCAATACCACGGTCAATAATGCCTTGCAACATGTCAAAATGCTGGTCAATCATGAACGGCTCGCCGCCAGTGAATTCAATGTAACGAATGTCTGTCAACACACTATCAATTTGCTGCCAGAACTGCTGATTCTCTCTTGGCCATGCTCCGGCACGTAACATTTGATATGCATGAGTTTGTTTTTTGTCCTGATCGGGGTGTAGATCATTCAGCTCTTCTGTGGCAAACTGACTCGAACTCCACGATCCACATATACGACATTTCAAGTTGCAGATGTTGCCCAGTTTTAAATCCAAGAACATTAGAGGTTTGGCCTCTGCTGTCCATTCAGAATTGTCAATGCTGTGTTTGAGTCTGTCTAAGGTGTGCATGCGTTTGCTGGTGCGACCGCCACGTTCTTCGTTCCAGCACTTGCGACATGTCTGGGGGCGTTCTCCAGCAAGAAACTGTTCACGCAGGCTACGCATGTGATTTGAATTTTGTATTTCAGAGAAGTTGGCAGTACTCAATTCAAACTTGTTGCCTGTGTCATCTAAGATTTCGTCATCAGCAAGGCAACACGGACGTACAGTGCCAATGGGGCTGGTTTCTATACTGATCCAAGGTAATACACAGAATTTGTTGTGTGGTATGTTCATATTAGTATTTTATTGTTTGTTTGGCCTGTGCAAACGTTTCTGCTAAATCAGCATACAACGGATGTTGTGGATTGTAAATGTTTTTTTCGTTAAATTCTTTTTGCGTCCAAGTGCCCCAATTCCACATTTTTTGTAATTGTATGTCTTTGATGTTGAATGTAGAACACAATTCAACAAATTGAGGAATTTCTTTGTAGTTATCCAACTGAACAACAAAAGCTGCCGACACTGAAAATTTAAATTGATTGCTTTCTAAAAAATTCATCAACCAGTTGACATTTTTTAGCAATTGATTCCACGACCCGCCGCGACGTACCTGACGATAAGTGTCAGCAGTCGCGGCATCAAAACTAACCCAAAAACTTTGTATATGCGGGGCCAACTGCTCAATTAACTGTTGTCTACTTTGTAAATAATGTCCATTGGTTTGAATTATGTGTTTTATTGTTGGTTTGTTTTGTGCTGAAATATATTCCAACAAGTCCAAATAGGCAGCACTGATAAACAGTTCTCCCCCACACCACCGTATGCTCATTGGTTGTTGATCTACCTGGTCAATGATCAAACGTTTGATTTTTTCTACAATTCTAAAATTTATAGGTCTGCGCACATGATCATTGTTGAAATTGATGGTCTGAGTTCTACAGCTACCACAATACAAATTGCACGTATAATCAAAATCCAAAATTAAATTTTTTGGCAAATGTCGAACTTTTGTGGCTTCGGTGAATTCTTCCAACAATGGTTCTTGACTGCCCGTATCATTATAAAGTATAGGTGATTTGTTTGAAAAGAAGTTGCAGATTTTGTTATTGCAATAATAATATCTTCCGGCTAATATTTCTTGTCGAATACGCTGAGCTTTTTTGCTATTAAGCAGTTCAAAAATGTCTTCTACTTCTAATATATTGCCAACAAACAACGGAATCCAACTTGGACTTGAACAGATATATGCGTCACCATTGGCATTGATGCCCAGTGTATCCCAAGGTACTCGGCAAGATGAACCCAAATATTGTTTGTCGTAAAATTGTTGTTGTTGTCTTTGTTGATTTGCTAATTCTAAATCAGCTCCTGATGCTGTAATTGCATTGTAATTTTCTTGTTGCATCTGTACAAATTCTGCAACTTCTTTTGCAATATGAGGCAAATGACTGATTTTGTTATCAGCAATGTCATCCAACGAAGGCCAGTCTGGCCCAGCAAACATCTTGTATGATTTGGGGTCAATGATTTTCCTAATGTCAATCATTTCAATGCAGCCAATTCTGGAATGACTTTTAGTATATCTTCTTTTCTGATGGCATCTAATTCATTTGTTTTGCGCCAGAATGTATCTATTAAATGTGTGTTGTCTGCGGCCATCATGAACTTGATAGCACTTTCGAATCCTGTTGTAGCACGACCCAACGGATCTTGCTCTTGTAACCAGCAAATATGATTACGGAACCTTGTGGCCAGGCGTTCTTTATATTCTGCTGGTGCAATATCAATTCTATAGTGTAGCGGATCTTGTAATATGTTTACATTCAAATCTTGCGCACTAATCAATCCACGCTCTACCCAGTCTCTATGAAAGTCTAAAAGGTGCCAGGCATTCATTATGCTGAGTGTGGGACTAATGTAAAAGTCTACTTCTGGACATATCTCTAACATATCTCTGCGATTTTGTTCTACCACTGCCCAGTCTGTGCCTTTGCGAATGTATTCGCCACGTGCGCCCGAATCATCCAGACTTGCACCTACTGCCACACTGTCAAACTGTTTCCAGTATTCAAATACACTTTTGCCTCGAAGTTCGGTGTGAGTGAAGTTGGTATTATATATCAGTCGCACATGAAACAGTTTTCGGTTAACTAGCTCTTCCAGTATGCGATAATGTTCTTCCATCAGCAAGGGTTCACCACCAGCAAAGTAAATTTGCTCTACGTAGTCCAGGTGTGGTTCCAGTTGTTCCCACATGTCCAGTTCAGTGCGCCCTGCATAGTTTAACACAGTATTACGATCTTTCCAGTCACCGCCTGCCAGCTTTGCTTGAT